ACAAAAGTAGCGATTGACACAGAGACTTTTGATACCAACTCGTGCTATGACACGACCAACTATCGCTTTACTCCGACTGTTGCTGGGTATTACCAAGTTAATGGCGCTGTTCGGCTTTCTGCCAACGCAACTACCATAACGCAAGCGGTAGTGTTTATTTACAAAAACGGAACAAACACTGGGCCCTTCAGCGCAGACAATGTTGCTGCCACGACAATTACTTCATATGTTGTGCGCGGTGTCAGCACTGTTATCTATTTGAATGGTTCTACTGATTACATTGAGCTTTATGGGAGTATCACAGGCACTAGCCCGCAGTTTCTTTTTGGCTCTGCTACTGCCACCAGTTACTTTTCCGCAAGCCTTGTGAGGGGTACGTAACATGACACTGTACGAAAAAATTTTGGCTCTGTACCCCGGAATGCAGGACGCAGATTTTGGTGATTACGTCATCTTGCAAAACGATTGGGATGGGCGAGGAGATTACATTGCCAAGTGGGAGCACCCCACTCTTCCGCGCCCCACTGAGGAGCAACTAGCGCATGAAACGCTTACTGCGCCTACACATGAGGAAGCAACGGAGCCTGTAGCAGAAACACCCGCTGAACCCACGCAGGAAGCACAACCATGACCGCTGTACTATCAGGAACAAACGGGCTGCTCCAGTCCTACGACTACCAGACCCCGACCACGGGGTTTAGCTACACCTTCGCTGCTGGCACTCAGGTGCTGGTGATGAACCCCGCTGGTACGCTGGCAACCGGCACTATCACGATGCCCGCTTCGCCAGTGGACGGCATGACCATCACGTTCAGCAGCAGTAAGCAGATTACGGCGCTCACGATGTCTGGTAACGGCGCAAGCATCAGCGGCGCGGTAACGCTGCTGCCAGCCCAGACGGCTATGGCGTATGTCTACCGTGCAACGGGGACGACGTGGTGGCCTACAGAGTCCGTACCGGGTACATTGACCAATGGCTTGCAGCTTTATCGCTTGGATTCCAGCCTTGCTGGCGCTAACGTCACCACTGCTCAAAGCATCTTGGGTGTAGGTGTGACGCTTACTGGAAGCACTGTTTATGCATTTGAAATGGTTGCGGGGTTTTCAAAAACGGCTGGCGCTACTTCTCACGCATTCCAAATTGGCTTTGGCGGAACTGCAACATTGAACAACATTGCTTACGATGTTTTGCTTAATAACAGCGGCACATCTTTTACGCAGTTTTCGCCGGGTAACGGCTCCAACGGGTTTATCCAAACTGCAACTGCCACTACGATAACCACAAATGCAAGCGCGACTTTGTACAACAGCATTTTTTGTGCGGGAATGGTTTCTATCAATGCTGGCGGCACGTTCATTCCGCAGTACACCCTCTCTGTTGCGCCCGGGGGTGCATACACCACTGCCGCTAACAGTTACATGAAAATTTACCCAATTGGCGCGTCTGGTAGCGCCACCAATGTTGGTTCTTGGGCCTAAAGGATAACTATGACAACCACAATTAGCGGAAGCACTGGAATTGCAGCACCGGGCCTGAACTTATCTGGTCAGTACACCGAGGGTGTTGTTGGTATTGGCAACTCAGGCACAGCCCAAACGCTGTCCCTTGCCAGTGGAACATTTCAAACTGTGACCATGACGGGTAACTGTACGTTCACTATGCCTGCGGCAACCGCAGGGCAGTCGTTCACATTGCTCATCAGTACGGGTGCAGGCTCGTTCACAGGCACGTTCACAGGGGTCAAGTGGCCCAACAATACCGCGCCGACCCTCACTACAACTGCCAGCCGCTGGGATATTCTGACTTTCATCAGCAACGGTACTAGCTGGTACGGTAACTTTGCACAGGCATACGCATAATGTTTTCCGCTTCTCGCGTTGCTATTGCCGAACAAGCAGTCGGGGGGTATCTTTTCTCCGCCACGATTAGCGCGAACACCAACAACTACAACCTGCGTGCTGCTGCGGTCACCGCAGGCTGGGACCAAGTTAAGCCCCTGTTTGCTACGGTCACCATCAACGCCGGGGTTTATGTTGGTTCCTCTTCAACCGGTACTCGTGCGTTTGATACCGGGGTCACGTTCCCCTCTGGCACAAGCCTAGCTCTTATCAATAACGGGACCATCATCGGTCGCGGCGGCAATGGTGGGGTTGGAGCCAGCCCCGGTTGTGGTGGCTCTAGCGCAGGTTCAGCAGGAGGCCAAGCGCTTATTGCACAACAAGCAATCACTATTACCAACAATGGCACGATTGGTGGCGGCGGTGGTGGCGGTGGTGGTGGCGCAGGCGGCACTTATGGTTCGGGCGGCAGCAACACCTCTGGTGGTGGCGGCGGTGGTGGCGGACAGGGTGTTAGCTCTGGCGGCGCTGGAGGAACTGGAACAGTAAACGGGACTGCGGGAGGTGCTGGTACTTATGCAGCAGCAGGAAGTGGTGGCGCAAGTGGGGGTCAAGGGGCTTCCACCGCAGGTGGCAGTGGCGGTGGAGCAGGAAGCGCGGGGGCTGCGTCTGAAAAATCTGGCGGTAGTGCCGGGGCTTGCTTGACTGGTAACTCCAACATTACATGGTTAGCTTTTGGAACACGATTGGGGTCTATAACATGACGATTGAAAACATCACTTTTGAAATTACGGCGGTCAATGAGAGTTTGCGCTGCATGGACGTTGTGTTCCGCGCAACAGGTCAGCCCGATGTGTTAGTCGGTGCACGTATGCCTTTTGAAGGCGAAGACCTGAACACACTGGTTGCTTCGTTTGCACCTATTGGTTATTGGGAAGACCTTGCTAAACAAGTAGCGCCAGTGGCTGTCGGAACTACCGGCACGGTGGCAACTTCCGAAAGTAGCGTGGTCAACACCGACAACGTGAGTGTCATGTGACGCCGGTTCTTCCAAGCTGCTTTTTCCAGTTTGGGAAAAACACGCACAATGTCTATCGTTGCGCTACTGGTGAGGGATTGCCTCGGCATGAGCACACTTTTGCCCATGCGACGGTTTGCCACGCCGGGAGAATCGTTGTGCGCAAAGAAGGCGTGCAGCGTGAGTTCACGCCGGAATCCGGTGCGGTTGTGCTTAAAGCAAACGAATGGCACGAGATTGAAGCTCTTGAAGACGGCACAGTTTTTGAAAACATTTTTGTGACTTAGAAATAAAGACCATGGAAGATACACACGAACTGGCAGCCGACACCGACAAGCGCCTGAGCGTCCATGAGGCGGTTTGCGCCCAACGGTACGAAAACATCCAGACCAGCTTTACCAAAGGCGACAAGCGCATGACCAAGATCGAGTACCTGCTGTACATCGTCATCGCTGCGGTGCTGCTTGGGCCAGGTGTAGCTGCTGAGTTTGCCAAGAAGCTGCTGGGGCTGTAGGTGCTCGACCAGCTTGCATCCGCTGATAGCCCCTGGCCCGGCACCGAGACAAAAACGGTCCTGGTTTGCCGGACTCCCAAGAAGGATGACAAGCTGGGCGCAAATGAGTTCATAGACAAAGATGGACGCATTTGCCGCTGGGTAACGGTGAACAAAAAATGATCGACCCCTTCACCGCTTTTGCAGCCGCGCAGGCGGCGGTGAAGGGAATCCAGGCTGCCATCAAACTGGGCAAAGATGTCCAGGGTATCGCATCTGATCTGGGCAAATTCTTCGAGGCCAAGGACGTTGTCCAGCAAGCGGCGAACAACCCCAAAAAATTCAAAAGCGATACCGCCCAGGCCCTGGAAACGGTGATGCAGGCCAAGCAGCTTGCCGAAGCCGAGACCGATCTAAAGAACATGCTGATCTGGTCGGGCAACGCCGACGTGTGGGAAGGCGTGCTCCTGGAGCGCAACAACATCATCCAGCGGCGCAAGAAAGCAGAAGCCGATGCGGCTGCTGCCAAGGCTAAGCGCAAGCAGGAAATCATGGAGGTCGTCAACATTGTGTTGTGGGCCTTGCTGTTCCTGTCTGCGATTGGAGTGAGCTACCTTTTGACAACCCTGTTTCTTGAACGGAGATAACTATGTTTGACATTCTGACCGGCGGCATATTCGGTTCCCTGCTTGGAGGCATCTTTCGCCTGGCACCCGAGGTGCTCAAGTGGATCGACAAAAAAGACGAGCGCGCGCATGAGCTGAAAATGTTTGAGCAGCAGTGCGCCCTGGAAGCCCAGCGCGGACAGCAGAAGATGGCTGAGATCGGTGCCCAGCGCGAAGCCAACATCGACGCCGGGGTCGTGGAGGCATTCAATAGCGCCGTGGAGCAGCAAACGGAGATGGCCAAGGCCGCAGGTGGCTGGGCCGCCAGTTTGTCCGCCAGCGTCCGTCCTGTGGTCACCTACTGGATTCTGGCCTTGTGGAGCTTCGTCCACCTGTGGTTTGCCTGGAATTCCTACATCACCGGCGCGTCGCCTGACGTGGTGTTCAAGATGATGATGTCGGCTGACTTTGCTGCCCTGGTCAGCGGCACGCTGAATTACTGGTTCCTGGATCGCACCCTGGCCAAGCGCGGACTATGAACCTCGACCTGGCCACGGCCCTGTGCAAGCAGTTTGAAGGCTTCAAGTCGAAGCCCTATCTCTGCCCAGCGGGCGTCCCCACCATCGGCTATGGCTCGACCTACTACCGGGATGGGCGCAAGGTCGCACTGAGCGATCCGCCGATCAGCGAGCCTGACGCAGCGGCCTTGCTGCAATTCGAGCTGGCCCACACCTACCTGCCGGGCGCTTTGCGCAACTGCCCAATTCTGGCCACAAATGAGCGCAAGGCAAATGCCATTGTGGATTTTTGCTACAACCTGGGCATTGGCCGACTCCAGACCAGCACGCTGCGGCGCAAGATCAACGCCCAGGATTGGGAGGGCGCGCAGGAGCAACTCATGTTGTGGACCCGAGGCGGAGGCAAGGTTTTGCCCGGCCTGGTGAAGCGGCGCAAAGCCGAGTGCGCCCTGCTGGCGTAACGGCTTCTTTTGACGTAAAATCTTCGCGGGGGCAGTGCGCCCGCAAAAAGCCGCTTTTTAGCGGCTTTTCATTTTGTGGAGCAAACCATGGCGACGACCAATCCTTTTGAAATTTCGACGGGCAGCACCGGCCAGACGACCGACCTCAGCACAGCCGCGCCTGGCAACCTTTCCCCCGCGCCCAACA